TTCAGGAAGTTGTCAGGGCTACCATTTCAGCATCATGGGATGTCAAGCAGGTTATCACCGATACTGTTGCTGCATCTTGGGATGTTCGTGAGGCTGTTACCGATACGGTAGACGCTTCATGGGATGTCCGTCAAGCGGTTACCGACACAGTAGATGCTTCATGGGATGTTCGTGAGGCTGTCACTGACACGGTGGATGCGTCTTGGGATGTTCGTGAGGCTGTCACTGATACGGTGGATGCTTCATGGGATGTCCGCAACACGATCAGTGATACGGTTGCTGCATCATGGGATGTTCGTAATCTTGTTACTGACACGGTAGACGCCTTGTGGGATGTCAAGCAGCTTGCAACCGACACGGTTAGTCCCTCGTGGGATGTTAAACAGCTTGTCTCTGACACGCTGACAGCCACCTGGGATGTAGAAGTTATTGGGGCAGCTCCACCAGGAGGTGTCTACGCACTGACTGTAGGCGAGTCTCGGCAACGGGTTACCTTGGCTGCTTCTAAGCGTCATATCACCACTGTAAGTAGCCGACGATATGTGGAGGTCACATAATGGCTGGTTTTGAGATCACTCAAAATGACACATCTCCTGAGTTGACCGCAACTCTATATTCGGACGCTGCACTGACGACTCCAGTCGATCTGACTGGGGCGTCGGTGGTGTTCTGGATGCGTTCAATGGACAACGAGACGCTGGTTGATGACCAATCAGTCACGGTTGTGGATGCTGAAAACGGGCAGGTCAAATATTCTTGGCAAAGTGGCGATACCGACACGGTTGGCAAGCACTATGCAAAGTTCAAAGTTACCTTCTCTAATGGCAAAGTTGGGCACTTCCCTAACTTTGAAAACATCAACGTCACAATTTATTCGGATAAGAGCTAGGAGTAAGTATGGCTATAAGCGCAAAGCAAGTCACTATAACTACATCTCCTACATTGATCCACTCTGTATCGGATGGCGATGGCGACAAGATTCATGTCCACACCCCCACAGGCGGGCAGGACGTTTTTCTTGGCGGCAGCGACGTTACTACTTCAACAGGGTTCCTTCTCACCGCTGGTGACAGACAGGTTGAGATGGAACTTGATGCTGGCGATGCTATTTACGGCGTCGTTGCAGCAACTACCAGCACAGTTTATGTGTTGGTGTCATCTTAGAGGCATCTCTTCTTGTCCAGCAGGCCCGCTGGGATGCCTTGGCTGGGAGGGGCCACCAGACTCCCAGCCTCCTAATCTTGAGAGGAGAGGTTCATGGACAAGATGGACCGTCCCTCCAAAGGACCATCTGTAGTCAGGTTTTGTGAGAATTTTCTTACACTAAATGGCTCATTTGCGGGGCAACCGTTTCATCCGCTTCCGTGGATGAAGGAAGTGTTGGAGGACATTTACGTATTAAACCCTGACACTGGTCGCCGTCTCCGCCGCACCTACCTGCTTGGCGTTCCTCGTAAGAATGCCAAGAGTACGCTGGGTGCCGCAATTGCCGTGTATCAGCTTGTCATGGATCGCTCTGACGCTGAGCCACAGATCATCTCTGCTGCCTCAACGAGGGATCAGGCACGCCTGGTCTTTGCAATGGCAAAGGGAATGATCGAAGCAGACGAGGACTTGTCCTCCGTGTGCAAGGTGTATAGAAATGAGATCATCAACACCGAGACTGGTGGTGTCTACAAGGTGGTGTCTGCTGATGCCGGTGCTGCTCACGGTTTGAACCCAAGCACCGTGATCGTGGACGAGTACCATGCCCATAAAACCGATGACTTGTATGTGGCTCTAACTACAGGCTCGGGTATGAGGCAGGAGCCAATGACAATTGTCATTTCTACAGCAGGCCATGACCTAGATAGTCCGCTAGGCAAACTGTATCAGTACGGTCGCCGTGTTGAATCTGGCGAGGTCAATGACCCAACGTTTGGTTTTAGATGGTATGGCCCACGAGAAGGCGAAGAGTTTGACCCTTCAACCGCTGACGCCTGGCAACGATTTAACCCTTCGTGGGAAATTATGAACCAAGAGGACTTCGACAGCGCATTTAAAAGAACACCAGAGTCTGAGTTTGTCCGTTACCGGCTTAACGGCTGGACGGCAACACAAGAAGCCTGGCTGCCTCATGGCATTTGGGATCAGTGCATGGATGACACTAAGCCCCTTCAGGAGAAGGACAGGGTCATTCTTGGGTTTGACGGCTCGTTCGCTGGTGACTGCACCGCTTTGGTTGCAGTGCGGATCGAAGACCTCCATCTGGAGCGTGTAGCGATTTGGGAAAGGCCAGAAGGCGACAAGACTTGGCGTGTGCCGGTGCAAAACGTTGAGGATGTTATCCGAGAAACGTTCGATAAATACACCGTGCAGGAGTTGGTTGCTGATCCCTACTTTTTCCAGGTTACGCTTCAGAAGTTGGAGGACGACGGGTTCCCAGTAGTTGAGTTCCCAACGAACGGCACACGGATGATTCCTCCAACTAAGACCTTCTTTGACGCTGTCCTTGACAAGGAGTTGTCACACGACGGTGATCCAGTGTTGGCACGGCACGTTTCCAACACAGTTTTGAAGACCGATGCTCGTGGTAGCCGTATCACCAAAGAGTACAAGTCCTCATCTCGTTACATCGACTTGACCGTAGCGTCCGTGATCGCCCTTGGCAGGGCACGGGCCTGGCGAGAGCAGCAGGCTCCAAGGGAAGCTACCGTCCATTTACTGTGAGGTGTCTATGCCAAGCACGCTTGATAACATTCGCATTGGCTTGGCTTCGCTTGGCCAAGCATTTATTCCAGAGGCAAGGGGCATCGACGCTCCGTTGTCTTTTTCAGACGTTTACGGAAAGGGCCTGGACCTATTTGGTTATGGCTCTAACACCAAGACCGGTCTAGTTGTCACCCGTGATACTGCTCTACAAGTGTCAACGGTCTACGGCTGTTTCAGGATCATTTCAGACGGTGTGGCAACGCTGCCGATGGATCAGATGCGTCGTGTTGATGGTGTCCCTGGCCCCTCACGTCCCCGTGCTGCCTGGCTTGACTTCCAGCTTGGCCCTTGGAACAAGATTGAGATTGTAGGCCAAATCATTACCTCGCTGCTATCTGACGGCAATGCTTACATCGCCACAGTCAGGGATGAAGATGGAATGATCATGTGGTTGGACATTGTGGACCCTGAAAAGGTGAAGCCAGAGCGTCTGTCCACTGGTGAAATTGTATATAAGGTCAATCTAGATAATGGCCGCACCCGCACTGTGAGTTCTATGGACATCCATCACATTCGTGGTCTTATGCTGCCGGGGTCGCTAGAAGGCTGCTCGCCTATTACGTACGCAAAGGAAACTGTCGGCCTTGCCAGAGCGTCCACCGAGTTTGGTGGTGCCTTCTTTGGAAACGGAGCCATCCCAGGCTCAACCATTGAGGTGCCTGGCGAGCTGTCACTTACCGCCGCAAAGGTGATCAAGGACACATGGGAGCAGGCCCACAGGGGTGTTGGTAACTCTGGCCGCATCGCAGTTCTGACTGAAGGGGCACGCTACAGCAAGGTTACCTTGTCACCAGAAGAGGCCCAGTTCCTCCAGACACGCTCGTTTGAGGTTGCTGACATCGCTCGTTTCTTCGGTGTGCCTTTGTCGCTGCTGAACGCTGAAGGTGTCGTGTTCGGTGACACCACTGCTGAAAACAACACCGCCTATGTTCAGCACACGCTTCGCCCCTGGATTGAGCGGGTGGAGGCTGCGTTCACATCGCTGCTGATGTCGGAGGGCAGGCCAGCAGGGAACTTCGTTCAGATCAACGCTGACGGGCTTATGCGAGGCAACCTGAATGATCGCATGGCTGCATATAACTCTGCTGTAACACAGGGTATCTTCACCATCAACGAGATTCGTCGTTGGGAAGGTATGCCGCCGGTTGAGTGGGGCAACGGCCCAATCTCTGTGCAGGTCCAACAGGGTGCTGGAGGCGTCGAAGACGAGCCAGCTATGGACGAGGAGCAACTGCCGGAAGAAGACCCAGATGCCTAGCTTCAAACCAACATCAGGGATGGTCAGTGAGGCAAAGAAGGGTCTGGAGTGGCGACGTGAGTACAACCGTGGCGGCACCGCTGTTGGTGTGGCCCGTGCCCGTGACATCGCCAATGGCAGGCAGTTGCCTATCGAAACGGTGCGAAGAATGCACAGCTATTTCTCACGTCACGAAGTAGATAAACAAGGCCAGGGGTTCAGCCCTGGTGAGCCAGGATTCCCCAGCGCCGGAAGGATCGCTTGGGCACTATGGGGAGGCGATGCCGGTCAACGATGGGCACGCAGGATTGTTAACCAAGAACGGAAAGGTGTGATCGACATGGAAATTCGCAATCACATGGAACCTGTAGAAGTACATGGGGCGGGCAGTGGCCGATTGGTTGCAACCGGCTATGCAGCTCGCTTTGAAACGCTGAGTCAAAACCTTGGCGGGTTTGTTGAGCAAATCGCTCCAAAGTCGTTTAACAAGACCATTAAGGAGGCCGATGTGCGTGCCCTATACAACCACGAACCAGACATGTTGCTAGGTCGCACCAGCTCAGGCACACTGCGTCTGGCTGTCGACAGCGACGGTTTGACATACGAGATCGACCTACCCGACACGACAGTTGGCCGTGACTTGGCCGTGCTTCTTGAGCGTGGTGACATCACCGGCTCGTCGTTCGGGTTTAGAGTTATCGCAGACGAATGGTCGGAGACGCCTGACGGCTTCCCCCTGCGTACCCTCAAAGAGGTTGCGCTTCGGGATGTAGGCCCAGTGACGTTTCCCGCCTACGTCGAATCGTCCAGTGCTCTTCGCAGCCTCGCTGAGGCACGCAGCCTGGATTATGATTTGGTGGCTGATGCAGCCGCCGAGAACAAGTTGTCAGAGGTCTTGAACGGCCTCTCACTTGAGGAAGAGGAGCGAAGCGAAGAGGATGACCGGGAGAAGCCCATCATCGTGCGTCGCAACCCGCATCTCTTTCGGTAGGCCGGGGCAGATCACCCACCTACACCATTAAATGGGCAACTGCCCTTACCTACTATCCCTAAGGAGGGAAAAATTATGAGTGGCACACATACTGCTATCAAGCGGGCATTTGAAGCCCGCCGGGCCAATCAGGAACAACTGAAGGCCCTTTACGACTCCGCTGAGGGTCGTGAGTTCAGCGCCGACGAGGCCCAGAAGGAAGAGGCCATCCTCTCCGAACTGCGGAACCTTTCCGAGCGTGAGATTGAGCTGGTGGAGCTTGCAGAGAAGGAGGCTCGGGCTGCCGAGTACTTCACCAACAGCGCTGCGGCTGCTGCTGGTGGCCGTGCAGAGCCTGAGCAGCGTCACCTTGCTGAGGTGTTCCGTGACATCGCAGAGGGTCGCACCAATGGCTCAACCCGCATTGAGCTTCGTGATGACGTGGCTCTCGTTGCTGGCACCGCCACTGATGGTGCCGAGGTTGTCCAGACTGACCTGAGCCGTGACCTCGTTGGTTTCCTTCAGGAAAACATTGGCGTGATGCGTGCTGGTGCTCGTGTGATCAACACTTCGAGCGGCAACCCGATCACCGTCCCGACCGTTACCTCTTACAGCACTCCTGCCCTTGTGGCTGAGGCTGGCACTATCGGTCGTTCGGCTCCCCAGTTCAGCACCATCCAGCTGGACGCTTATAAGTACTCTGTGCTTATCCAGGCTTCTCGTGAGCTTCTTCAGGATTCGGCGTTCAATGTGGTGCCTTTTCTCGTGGAGCAGGCCACTGAAGAGCTTGCCCGTGAAATGGGTTCGGACTTCGTGGTTGGAACTGGTTCCTCGCAGCCTCAGGGCGTCAGCCTTGCGACCGCCAACACGGACACGTTTGCTGGCACCGCTGCCATCACGACTGACGAGCTGGTCGACATTTACCACGGCATCGTTTCGCCTTACCGGACCAACGCAACGTGGATCATGAAGGACAGCACTGTGAATTATATTCGCAAGCTGAAGGATGGCGAAAATCAATATCTCTGGCAGCCTGGCCTTGCCGCTGGCATTCCTGACATGCTGTTTGGTCGCCCTGTTGTGACCGACGACAGCATGCCAGCTCTGGCCACCGGCAACAAGACTGTCATCTTCGGCGATCTACGCCGTGCGTACAGCATTCGCATGGTGGGCGGCCTTGACGTTGCTCGCAGTGACGAGTTCGCCTTTGATGTTGATTTGGCTTCGTGGCGATTCGTTGCTCGTGCCGACGGCGCTCTTGTCGATGAAAAAGCTGTGATCGTGGCTTCGCAAGCCTGATAGAGCTTGATTCATCCTGGCTATTGTAATACAATAGTCATATAGTTTAGTGTGCAGGGGGCTTCTGTGCTCTCCCACGGAGGCCCCCTGCCCGCTATCAACACGGAGAGGTGTTGTGATGAAGACGTGTAGTAAGTGTAAGTTAGAAAAATCCTTAGTATCATTTAGTAAAAAAGCCGATTCAAAAGACGGATTGATGCCCATATGTAACATATGCAATCGTGAAAGAGCCAGAGCTTGGCAGCTAGCAAATCCAGAGCGAGCCGCTGCAAAGAAGAAAGCCTGGTATCATGCAAACAGAGAACTTGCTGTCGGTCGCAGCAGAGCCTGGTATAATGCAAACAGAGAACGTGCTGCTGCTACCCACAAAGCCTGGGCACAGGATAACCCAGATCGAATTAACGAATTCAGCCGCAGACGGAGAGCACGCAAACGATGTGTTGTCACTGAAGTAGACATACCAACTGATATTGATCTAATCGCTGCTACTGGTGGTATTTGTGCTGTTTGTGGTGAAGCGCCGGATAAGTGGCACATAGATCACATTTGGCCTCTTTCTAAAGGTGGGCCACATATCAGAGAGAACTTACAAGCAATCTGCGAGTCTTGTAATCATATCAAGAACGCTAGCTTGCCAGATCAAAATTACCCGTACCCACCGTGGTACGACCCCAACGTTGTTCGGGCGTGCGTGGAAATCGCCCTTGAGGAGGATGAGGATGGCCTATTGTACTTTGAGCCAGATTAGAGCTATGGAGGGCATGGAAGAAGCCTATCATTACACTGACACAGCAATCAATGAGGGCATTGGGTTTGCTACGTCTGTGATAGACGAATTCACCGGCACCTCGTGGGAGTACAAGGCTTTTGACATAACGGTCAGTGGCAGCAACCGTCGGCGCATCTCATTGGAAGACCCATTTGACGGCAGGCGCATCTTGTTCCCTCGCACGATCACTACGCTGACCATTGACGGTGTTAGCCAGGACACTAGCGTACTGGCTTTGTATCCCGAAGGCTACTTGGTGTCAAGTGAATATGATTTCGGGTATGATTCGCCGGGCAATAACATTCGCATTGCTGGAACTGCTGGCATCACCAGCGTAGCACCCGATGACATCGCTTGGGCTGCTCGCACCATCACACGGCAGTATGTGATTGATCTGCTAAGCCGGGTGGATGATAGAGCTGTGCTGATGACCAATGAGCTTGGTACAATCAGACTGGCCCAGCCCGGCACCAAGCAGCCCACTGGCCTGCCACAGGTAGATGTGGTGTTAAATAGGCGTCGCCAACGTGGCCCAGCGATCATTTAAGGAGGCTCTATGGCGGGTACTACAGTTATAGCACTTAGGTCGGCTCTAAAA